CCTGGGACTATCCGTAACAGAAGTTAAAAACAAAGTTATGGAAGAACTATCCCCTAAGTCTGACAAATCTATTTTGTTTCTTTATCGGTTTGAAAAGTATATACTACAATGTAAGGCAGAAAGAACAAAGGATATTTATCAGTCTACACTTAACAAGGTATGTGCTTTTGATTCCAACGCTTCATCTTTACGCTTCGAGGATATCTCAAAGGAATGGCTGAGGCGGTTTGATAGATGGATGGCAGAGGCGCACGGTTCCTCAACAAACACCCGTTCTATTCATATGCGTAATATCCGTGCAGTGTTTAACGATGCCATCGACAACGGTATTACGTCCGCTTATCCTTTCAGAAAGTTTAAGATAAAGAATGAAGCGACAGTAAAACGTGCGCTTCATGTAGAAGAGTTAAGGCGTTTATTCTCCATGGACGTGGAACCGTGGATGCAAAGGTACGTTGACTGTTTCAAATTGTCATTCATGCTTATAGGCATCAACTTAGCCGACCTGCTGACTTTAGAAAAAGATTCCATGCATCTTGACAGACTACAATATCACAGAAAGAAAACGCACCGTCTGTACGACATCAAAGTGGAACGTGAAGCCATGGAGCTAATAGAAAAGTATAAAGGACGGGGGCGGCTTCTCTCATGGGGAGAGGGTCGTTCGTCTTATCGTTCGTTCCTCATACAGATGGATAAGTACCTAAAGCGTCTTAACGGGGGTAATGATGGGAGCCTCAACTTTTCCGTACCACTCACAACGTATGTTGCCCGTCACAGTTGGGCAAGTATAGCCGCCTCCATTGATATACCAATAGACACTATTTCGCACGCCCTGGGGCATGGCTTAGGGAATAGAACTACTGCTATATACATAGACTTCGACATGAAGAAAGTTGATGAGGCTAACCGCAAAGTATTAGACTGGGTGTTATATGAGAAAAGGTAGGCATTCTGCTTTTGTTATCAAAACAAATACTACTTTATTTTGATAAGAAAGAGTTAAAAGATATTAAACGAAAAAAGAGCACTGTCCTCTCGGATCGTGCTCTTTGCTCCTAAAAATAATCAATTACCTAAATAATAACTAAAAACCTAAATCAAATCCAATTAAGTATTAAAGAGTTCTGCTTTTCGTTTATCTCCTACAAAGTTAGCAAATTATCGTGAAAGATGCAAGCCTTACAGGGATAATTTTATAATATGCCTTTTCGTGTGTTGTCAATCGCTTTTGCAACGTTTTTGGAAGCAATCATAGTGTTTGTATAACACTGCCTATTACCCATAGCGTGCTCTACTTCAAGCCTCTCCGTTGCTAATAGTTCTGCAAGCATCGTAGCACCTAATTCAACTGCACTCATACTGTCTCTAAGATTACTATTAGTTGTCAGATTCCTTTCTTCTCTTATACCCTTTGCGGTTTTCCCAAATAGGGGTTTGTATATAGCATCCGTACAAAGACTATACCCATAGCCGTGCACTCCATGATCTTTTAGTGTATCTGTAAAAGCGTGCCTTTTCTGTATCCCTTCAAATCGTGCAGCTATCCATCTGTCAGATTTACCTTTCTTTTTGTATTGGTTAATAAACTTGTTTGCGGACAACTCGGGGTTTATCTCTTCTGCAATTCGTTGTTTTTCAAGTTCTTCTAATCTATTTATTATCTTTTCTCTTAAGATTGGGTTGTAACCACTTGCGAGGATAAGGCAGCCCTTAGCAGTAAGGTTGTAGCATGGTCTAACTTGTTGATTTACATCCATGTAAGACCCCAATCCAAAATTGGATGCGGCTACACCTTGGTCTAACAAGTTGCGAATATCACGCAAGATATGCGCATGTTGTTTACCCGTAACGTTTGCCACGTCAATGGAACTCATTCCACTCGTTCCCATGAGTGTTTCATTAATGTTTTTCTTCATTGTTTAAAAAGCTATCCCCCAATATCCTTGTCGCCTATTGTGGTGATTTGCGACAATTCTAAAGGGGGACGTAAGTCTTCTTAGTGTGCTATCCAATCACCACAAAGGATAGCTATTTATCTCCTACAAATATAGTGAATTTATTTGTTTTCTCCAAACGAAAACGGGAACAATTTCCTTTCTGATATTATATCTTTCTGTACTTCTTTAGTAGCCACACCACAATGTACGCTATGACGGCTAAGAATGTAGCGGAAAGCGCACCTATCGCCCATCCTCCAACGTCCATCTTGATTTTTTGCCACCGAGTGAGTTCACGTTCTATAACCTTGGGTACTTCAATGTAATCTTTCTTAATTGCCTTTAGACTGTCATTGCTTGCTCTGTAGCGGTCAATCTGTCGTTGCAGTGATAAGTTATCCACTGTTGCATGCCATCTGTCACGATAGCGGACAATAAGGCGTTCCTTGACTTCTCCCTGCTCGTTCTTAACAATCACTACACTGTCATGGATAGCCACACTATCACGGACGTTTACAATCTGTCTTAAGATCAGACTGTCTTTAATGTGAACACTGTCCTTTTTTGCCATATACACCGTATCTGTGTGAATAGACTGCACTGGTACGTACATTTTATGCGAACACCCACAGAGGATGAGTGCCGCAATGACAAGCAACGCTACCACTGATATAAGGGATATAACAAATACCCTTATGCTCTTTTCATAATCTTTTTCGTCCATAGTCTTTATACTCCTTAAATCTTTAATGAAAAACACTGATGTCTTTGCTTTCCGTCTTCAGGACGTTTATACCCCACATGCACCCAACGGGCGGTCTTCGACTTCTCAATAATGATTTGGTCAAAGCCGTAGCCCATCTTTGAGAAATCCGATGCAAAGAACTTTTCAAATTCTGCCTGCTTGCCGTTGACGGGTTGCAGGTCTGCTGCATACCCTGCCACGTGTGCAGAGTTCTTCACTCCACCTACTGCCTTGTTTAATTCAGGACTTCTGTATCCGCTTGTTATCCTTATTGCAGGCGTTCCGAGAGAATGCTCTGCACAGTACTCTTCCCACTCTGCACGGATACTCTCTAAGAGGGTGATTGTTTCCGTTAAGTGCACCCTTACTGTCGGTGTGGGGTTATTGTCAATCCCCAACCGACTTGCGGTTGAGGACTGAATTAATTCTCCTATTGTGAAATTTGCCATAATACTTTAAATTAAGAGAAAACATAACCTTTAGCTTCTGCATCCTCACTTATATTTGGGTAACGAAGACCATTAGTGAAATTTTCCCCTGCTTGTATGATATGGGGCATGAATTGTTGACCATTTGATGATTTGATAGCCTTCTCCTTTTCTGTATAAGGCTTAAGGGCTTCAATAATCCATCTTGCGCATGTAGATCCATCCACTTCTCCCGTTGCTTCTAATCTAATTTGCTGAACACAACCAAAGCCTAAGTTACGAATCAAAGTGATAGCATGTTCCATTTTATTAGGGTCAAACTTCAAATGAAGCAGTCTAATATATCCTCCATATTCGTAAGAAGTCAGTTCATCGCTATCGTCAGAGTTGCGATAGTTCGCCCAATCTTCGTGAGAAGAATTGCTATTGACGGTGACCTCCATATCCTTTGCTATCTCAAACTCATCGGTTAGATAAATGTCCAATCGTGCAAAATAAGACATCATGAACATACCACGAATATCCATCGGACTTCTCAATGTAAGGCTTAGATTGTTGAGACAAACGCCTGAAAATAGTCCTTGGCAATTAAGCGGAACACCCATACCGTTTGATTGGGCATACCCCCTTAATAAGGAGATAAGTCCTACCTGCTTAATCAATGGCACTGCTCCGGGAGTACTACTGCTTGCGCCTAATGCATCTAATACCTTAGTAGCAAAAGTACCATCATGTAATATGTCTGCGGGGAACTTGCTTAGTTCTTCTGCCGCCAAGTTGTTCAAAATCTCACTTTCAGAATTAAACAGGTTCATGGCAGCCGCCATCGGGTGAGTTTCCGTTACCTTGGCTGGTGCTTCGGAAAGTGCTTTTATTCCTGATGTGAGTTGAGATTCTTTTTCCACAATCTTCTCTACTACTTTCTCTACCACACGTGGTTCAGGTAGCCTTAAGTCGAGCGCATCGCCATTGTCATCAACAAGGACGACAGGTGCTTTTGCCTTGTATGTTTCCTGACGTATGCCATCCTCTGTGTAGTCTGCATCGGGGTTGTCAATGACACATTCTATCTCGATACGTCCTTTGCCAAGCCCGTGATTGTCGAAGAACACAATCAGGCGATCGCCATCCTGTTTACAATGCTTGCATACTCCGTTCTTTCTCTCTGCCTTGTACACTGTAAAGCCGTTTTCTGTCTTTGCAGCGATTGAAAAATCGCAATCAGGAAAGGCTACGGGTTGTCCGTTTTTAACTAATTTTACTGCAAGTGGGAAATCACTTTTATAGTTGATACGTGATAGTCCCTCTTCATGTCCTTGACTTTGTTCGCCAAGTGTTACTGTTACTGTTTCCATTATCCTAAAATATTAAATGTTGTAATAATAACAAAGCACACGCCTTCCTCCCATAGAACACTTCGTTTCCGTCTGATAAGGTAGATAATGCCATATATCAGCCAAAAGACAAGAAAACGATAATCAGTAATTCCGATTAAGAGTTGAGAGGAAATAGCTGCCGTGAAAGCCCCTACCATGTGAAGTGTTTTGCCAATCGTCCGATAGTGTGGACTTGCTCCGACCATCATCATTCCGAAAAGGAATACAATGCCCAAAAAGCCTACCCAACCACTTGTACTTACAATCATCTGCGGTGTCAGGAGGAAAGTACCCATGACAATTACAAACGTGAATACATTTGGCGATTTAACAATATAGGCGGTTTCAGAAAGGCTACATAGCGGGCAACCTTTCCTTTTTGCCATTAATATCGTGTATCCCATTAGTAGCAGGCTTCCGATGATACTTGCTATAAGTACTGCTATCTTCATAACTGTAGCTTTTCTGGATAGCCTTTCGTGAAGTCGTATGTGTTCACTTCCTCTATTGAGGACAAAGCGGTGATAGCCGCCTTATGCTTGACCGTCACCATGAAAGTGGCATCAGCATAACGTTGAATCTTTGCAAGGACAATCTTTGCCGTTGGAATGTCAATCGTCAAAGGTTGTTCTGCAATGGCAAATGTGATAGTCGTTTCGCCAAGTGCTTCCGCAGCGGCAATGCTCACATTATAGCTTGCACGTTCTGAAGGTGTTAACCACGTGTGCATGCCTTTAAACGTGAAGTCGTTTACCTCTGATGACTGATTGAACACGTCAAGTTCTGCAAGCTTTCTGTCTTTTGCATCTTGCAGGAGTTGCTCTGCCGTTTCGGTTTCTACCTGCTCATAGCCGTTTTCGTTAAGCGTTTCTTCTGTAGGGTTGATTATCCTAACCCCGCCTACCTCGATATATACACCGTTATAGGTGTCGTTTCCTTTCTTGTATTGTTTCATAATCTTATTTCTTTAATTCACTCATCGGTCTAACTTGCTTCTCATAGCCAACAAATCCACTTTGCGCCCTATATGCTTCTACAGATTCATCGGGGACGTAAACAGTGAGTTTTACTCCTCTTGGGGCGTGTGATAAAAATTGGTTACGTGTTGTAGGGGGTGTAGGAGATTGAAATATAATATCGCAATCAACAGGATTAAACGCAAGAATACCGCCCCATACAGTAGTACATGTTTCGGGGATCACCAACCTTGACAATTTATTATTAGAAAAACAATATTGTGAAATCTCTTTTATTCCATAAGGTAGAGTTATTGCAGTTAGTTTACATTCTCCAAAGCAAGATACACCCAAAGCCTTTACACCCGTGAAATATTTAAACTCATCAAATGAGTTACTTGCATTCTTTCTTAGTGCTTCACGAATAACTAATATATTTTTTACCGAAGCTGCTTCTTCTATGCTTAATCTTCCGTCTTTGTCTTTATCAAAAGCGTTTAAGCATATTTCCTCTACGCCCTTATCTTCAAAATGCACAAACTTTGGTTTTTTCGCCACGTTTGCAAGTAACTTTTCAAACAAAATCATAACGTTCCTCCCATTATTAAAAGTCCGTTAACTACACACCCTTGGTATGTCTGCCCCTTTTGTGGTGTAAACACATCGCCTATCCACTTTATAGAACTTGGCAACGTTAATTGCGTACCACTCGCCACAGGGCAAGTGAACTGAAAGCAGTATTCTGCGGTGTAGTCGTTGTTGTCATTCGGTGCAAGGGAGAGATTCAAAGTATCCACAACACCCCACACATGCATGACATTCGGTGTGAGTGCAAATGTCATGTCGTTTGCACCGTGATTCTGTAGTCTGAACCGTCCGTCTTTACCATCGCTGCCCGGTTCTCCTTTGTCGCCCTTTAACAGTGCAGCGTTCATCGTCTTAAGCGTCCCGTCTGTGGCTACAACGGGGAGGGACTTAAACTCACTGACATTTTCCGAACTTGGAAGCGACATAATATCCTGCGACTGTGCTTTAATCTCCTTTAGTACCTCTTGCACTATATCTCTTTTCTCTTCTTCTGTCATGTCGTTATCTTTTTAAGTTATTCAATAGTCGCATTGTCGCTATCTTGCGTAGGCTTGGTTCCCGTAGTGTTGAGATATTCTCCTAAGTATGGTATCTTGTCTACCATCTTAAGCGTTAACACGTAATACACGAACCCTGCTACTTTCCACATGGTAGTGTCTTTAACAAGCATTATCCGCCAATTTCGCACGATATTAGTTGAGTAGAACCATATTGCTACACCACATAACACCTTTACTACGCCCACAGTTTCATCTTCATTGTGCAGGAAATGCCCTGTAATGAATACCGCTGATGTCATAACAAAAAACAATGTGCAATGACGAAAGAATACCATTGATTTTTTCCAGTCCCAACGCTCGCCTTGTGTCATGCCTGCTATCCATCCAAACAGATAGTTAAGAGCAAAGACTACTACCATTGCATACATGAAGTCACGAATGGGAAAGAATATCCCTAAAATACCACTTAGCACGCTACCTAACAAGTATTTAATTTGTTCTATATAATTCATAGCAGACAAAGTATTACTCCGACAACTGCACCTACCACACCAGCAGCTACGTCCTTTAAGTCGAACTGCTCTTTGCGGAGGTAATAATCTACACTCTCTTTCGCTACCATTAGTAGCAAGACACCTGTAATTGCAGGGAAAGCCCACGCTTCAACATGGGCAAGCAACTTACCAGTCACGAATGCTAAGATAAGCCCTGCAATGAGGTGCAGATACTTGTCACTTCCTACTTCTGCGAGTTTACCGAATACCCGATATACTCCGTCTAAAAACTTTCTCATAATTACTCCTTTTTTGTGTTGTTGTTATCTGTCGTTATTACCAATTCATATCACGCCCTGAACTCGTTATGATACCTCCTCCAACGTCTGTTATTTTAGGGGTTAGCCATTCGGGGTTGACATATGTGAACTCTCGTACTTCTCCACCGCCCAGAGTTATTACTCCCTCTTGGGTTACAGTTGACACGCCAACGTTATTGTTTCCATTAAAAACCGTCCATGCCTTACCGTATCCTATACTTTTTTTGTCGAAAACATAAGCGCCTGCACGGGTGCAATTAAATATCACCATATCAATACTTGCCCCGTTGGGTATTTCAAGTGCAGGATTCGTTTCTTCTGCGCCGATAGGGTCTGTCGGGTTGTTGATGTTAGGGTTATCAACGTCTACAAGTGTTCCATCCTCTCCGAGAACTCCTTGTCTGCCTGGACTATATAGCGGTATTTTGTACGCTGAACCCTTGACATTGGGGTTTGCCCTACTTGGAAAAGAAACAACTCCGAGTTTTATTTTTATCCCTTTGGAATCAATATGCCCCGTATGGTGTACGTACATATATTCGTCTTGTATCACTGCACAGATACGGGCATTATGTCCGAACTGGCCACGTACCCAAAGGTCGTTTGATAAAAGTCTTGTTATTCGCTGAATGCCGTTTACGGTTTTTGTGCCTTGAAAAACTAAGTCTCCCGTAAACACCATTCTTCCGTTTCCATTAAAGGTGATACTGCCTACTATATCTTTTCCGTCATAAGACATACAGTTTAATCTCTTAAACGACCCCTCTACACCGTCAAGATTACCCCTGAAAGTACTGTCACCCTCAACGGTGAGGTTCTTAAAGATTGCGTTCTTAGCGTCAATCGTCTGTGCTTGTATGCCTGCTGCAACGATTTTCACTGCGTCAATGAGTTCCGCCGATAGCTTGCCATCCTTGATGAGTACCGTTTCCTTTCCGCTATTATCAACAAAAACAGTCTTGTCAGACTTCACTCTGAACTCACCGTTTTCAAGACGTAACTCAACCTCTTTTGCCTTGTCCTCTCCCGTTTCACCATCTGATGGTATCCATGACGCTGCCGCCTGCGTACCCTCTGTAAGGGTCACCCAATTAACCGTAACCTCGCCGTTTTGACTTTCTTTATCGGGAAAAGGGTAAGCATCAAACTTGTACATACCATCGATAGATGCTTTGTCTGAAGGTATACTGAACGTAATGGACGATATGGTATCTGAGTTATTGTCAATATCGGTATTCGCAGACCAAGTCCAATCCTTTCTGAATATATAAGCACGTAACATCTGCCCATTAGCACGTGTAACGTTGTTTGTATGTCCGCAAATTGTCAGTGTATAAACTGTATCGGGCTTCAAAGGTATCATTACATCGTCTCCTCCTATCCCGTACGTCTTGAATGTTCTATTCAGTTGCCCTCCTTTAATGAGGTTCTTTACACCATTCTTTATCCCGTCTACCTTAAGGGATATACTGTCAGCGGTCTGCTTGATAGTGGTTATATTCTCTCCTTGCTGCGACACCGTTGTACGTAAATCGCCCACCACGTCAACATAGGAAGATGATTCCATGATGATTTGCGCCGTACGTGTGTCAACGACCTTGTTTGCCTTGTCCTTTAGTTCTATGATAACATAGTCAGGACGATTCTGTGCCTTTGAGTAGTTCGTTAACTTGTATGTACCACTGTTCACCGCTCCGTTTGTCATGGAGATTGTTACACCGTTGTTCATGCGTGCAGTGACGTGATAGCCTTGTGCACTGCCTGCTTCCGTTGTCACTTGCGCACCCTTGACGTGCTCGATGATGTACGAAAGGGTTACATACAGTGCGTTGTCTACTCCAACGACTGCCTTTTCACTCTGTGGCTGCAAACGATAGTATTCTGCGTCTGCACCGTTTTTCACGTTGTGGAGGGGTATGCCTCCTCTTGCTCTTATTCCCATGTGTTATCCCTCTATTATGCAGTCAAAGTATGCCATGGTAAGCACTTCCGCTGCGGTTACTGTTATTCGTCTACCTACTTTCTTATGTGCGTTGTTCCATGCCGTATCTGTGTTCTGTCCGCTTGTACGTATCCATGACCATGCCGTGTTTGGTATGGTGTTGGAAATATCAACGTTTCCTTTTCTGTATGTCGCTAACAGAACAACGCTACCTTGTGAATTGTATATTGCTCCACTCTCAATAGTCACTTCAAGGCTATAGGCTTCACCCTCTGATACTTGCTTTATCCACTTTGTACTCGTTTCGGATGGTGCTTCGTTGGTGGTCTGCCCAATACCTACATTACAGAGCCATAGCGACCCGTTATAAGAGAATCTATCGTAATGCCCTGCTACTGTTCCGCTGACCCACTGTCCTCTATCACATACTATCGGTGCGCTTACTCCCGTGCCTGCTCCTGATATTATCGTGAATTTGTCTGAACGCACCGTTGACCCCTTAGGAGAAAACTCACTTACAATGTGTGATGTGAGGTTGTAGTTATTGATACCTGCATAGTCCACACGCTTGCCCTCCGATACATAGATGATGTATGCACTCTGTCTGTCGGTGTCGGTCTGACTTCCTAATTGTATAAGGTCGTCTTCCGCCGTTGGTACATCGTTCTCTACGCTTGTGTCATAACCCACACAGATATAACCCCTTTGTAGGGCTGCATCTGAAATTGTAACAGAGCCACGGATGTTTGATAGGTCTATAAAGTGATACATCTTCCCGTTTATGGTTTCCGTGCCTTTATTGACCACTAACCTCCAATAGTATATGTTAGCTGCACCACTCGTTGTGCGTGATATGAGGTTTGCAGTATTACACATGGCTTGGTCGCCTATTCTCCAATCGTTGCTGATACGCTTGTCTCCATCATCGGCGAGGAAGTAACAACGGTATGCGCTTACGGTCTTTCCGCCTGATGTGACGCTATAGGATAGAAGTGCGTTATTAACAAGCACCTGCCTTCCTGCTGATGTGAAGTAGGTTGTTGAGTTCACAATAGGTGCTCCCTTGTCATCAAGGGGTATAACACCGTAAAGGTGCGCACTTGCCGAGGTAAACCCAACATCACCCGTTGTAAATGCAAGGCGTTTATACTCTAATGCTGAAAAGGTCGCTTTCTGCCTTACATTGAGTTTATCAACCTCTGCTATGGACTTGCCGTATTCGTCTTTGTATATCCCAAAGCCTGCACCGTCCAATAGTCCTGGATGGAAATCTGCGCTTCTAAGTGATTCAGCAGTTAAGTAGCGCACTACAACGTCCCTTAACTCTGCATCTCCCATTTCGGTGATGCCCTTTCCCGCTTTGAAAGCAACACCTTTCAGGAAGGTGATAAGCCCCTTAGCCTCATCACTGTTTAACCTGCTTAACTTCTCACCTACCAATGTAGCAAGCGTCTTGTTATCTTTCTGAAGCTGCGTGATCAGCTTATCGTATAGCCCTATAGATATATTTCCTTGACCATCTTTTATCTGTCCGTTGAAATATACAAGTTCCTGGACGTTATTTGTCAGGTTCTCGCTACGGCTATAGGCTGCGCTTTCACCGATGGTATAATCGCCTTGCGTTAAGTCGTTAAGTCTAAGCTGACATGCTATGATACGACTGCTGCGCTTTCCGTCCTCCGTGTGTATGAGGTGTGGTGCGTTTAGCTTCACTTTCTGCCCGTATTGAAGTAGTCCTAATCGTTTGCGCCCCCATTCCACGGGGTTAATGGTTCCCGTGTATGTTCCTGCATCACGACAAAGTTTCTTCATTTCCTTTTCAGCCCATTCTTTTAACTCCGCTTCTGCTGCTTCTATCAGACCGTTATCTATGATGTCCGCATCAACATTGAAAAGGTATAGCTTATCACCTACCTGGGGGCATGCTACCTCATTAGGAAGTGCTATTGTGTAGGTGGTGTTGCGTGTTATCTCGAATAGGCGAGTTTCGCCCTGCCTCCCCTCGGGGTTAAAGTGCGCTTCAAATTCAAGCCCTGACAGTTTCCCGCTCTCGAAGTGAATGCTAAGCGGTTTATTTTCTTCCTGAACGAGGTATGAATCGTCAAAGGTAAAGGGAACACTATCCTGCGTCCTCTTTGCCGTGAAGCGATACGCCTTCCACTTCGTTACCTCTCCCGTGTCCTCGTTTGTTTCACTTGCATCAACAGTCGTTACACTGTCAATAGTAAGCAGGCAGCGGGGGTAAATGTCGTTGTTCTGCTCCCGTATTTCCACGATATCGTCATCGTTCCCCTCGGCTCCCTGGTAGGTGATATACGGCGTTCCAATAGGTAGTTGCAGCAGGTTTTCCGCCACACCTTGTATTGCGAGTTGTGCCTGCCCGTCTATAGGGGTGGTATACAAACGGTTCACGTACATCATGGAAAGGTTAGAAAGGGTTACTTTCTGCTGACCTTTACGGGTGACTTTTACGCCTTCCTCGAAGCGATAGAAGTTCTTTCCGCCGTTCAGCGGGGTGGTGTTGTCCGTTCCATAAAGGACACCGACAAAGACTATCTTCTTAGCCTCTGTGAGTTCCTCTATCTTTGCCGTTGTGCGCTTGTTAATTGCTCTTTCGGGTATGTCTATATCCTTGAAGCAAAAACAGTCGTACGTCTTATTCCCATCTTTCTTCGTCTGCCACGCTTCAATGGTAAACGGGTTCTTCAGCTTTCTTCTATAGTTCGGGTTAAGGTTACGATTAGATCCGAAAGCGTAAAGACGTGTGCCATGTACGTTGCTATCCTCTGAACGGGTAACGTTGGATAGTTCTCGGTGTAGGGTAAGGGGTATTTCTTCAGTCCCCTGCTCGCATCGTCCGAAATGTATTGCGTCACCATCTATCCACCACTCTGTATCAAAGGCGGTGGCAATATTCCCAATGGCGGTTAATATGCTTGCTCCGTCATAAGATATCAGTTTACTTTTCTCTGTATCGACACCCTCGTGTATTACCACATGGTAATTGTCGCCCTTGTACGTGAACCCACACTGTGCAATGTTATCAGTGAGTATACTACAGTGATTGCGGATAGTGTCTGTTAAACTCCACTTCGATTCCATACCGAGGACGCTGCCACGCTGCATAAACATTATGCGGTTTTTGAATTTCGCCCACGGTCTATCCATCTGAAGTTCGTACTCATATCCGTCACCTTTCTTGCTCGCATTAGGACTTGGAAGTGTAACAATCTCGAAGCGTCCGAGGACTGGAATGTCCGTGTAATAGCCTCTCTTTAACTGAAGAACAAAATCTGAATTAAAGACTATACGTATATACTCGGAATCTTTCAGTTTCCACACATACACGCTGCTATCCTCTACGGGTACGGTGTAGGCTTTTTGCCCTTGTTTATTAAATATCTGTATTCTCATAGTCGTCTACATCCTCTTTGCCTCGGTTAGCGGGGTTCGGCTCGTTCATCTTAAGACTGAACGTTGCTAACCCACGGTGGTGGCTCTTGTACTGACTGCAACTCTTATAGTCAAGTCGATAGATAACATTAGGTTCATAACACGTGCAGAACTCACAACGTCTTTTCTTAAGTTCTGATTTGAAAGCTAATAGTTTGTGAAAAAGGTCGTAACGGTTAGCTGCATAGATCTGAATAGTTAGAGTAACGTCCCTTTCGTCCACTTTAGGCGTTAACTCTCTTCTGACCTGCTTGCCGTCCATCGTTGCACTTTTATTCGTCACGGGGTCTTTTAGTGGCTCGGGCTCGAGCAGGGAGGATAAACTCTTATCGTTAAGGAATACCCCCCATGTCGTGAAAGCGTCTTTGCCGTTAATGTATAATTCGTTCTTCCTTGTCATATCTTAGCCCTAATTATAAGTGTTCTGTGTTCTGCCTTATCTTCTCTAACTTCTTGTTCATCTCGGGGAGTTCACTCGTGTACTTGACAATCTTCTCCAGGTGTTCAAGACCTTTCACTTGCAAGTCTGCAAAATCATCCATCAATGCTTTTATATCAGTGGTGTTCTGCTGATTCTTATCAACGTTTATCTGTATGCTTGTCAGTCGTCCGTTAATCTCCTGGATCTGATCCTGCGTTACGCCTTGAAGCACTGATTTACTGCTATCTTGTGAATAGGCTTCCTTATCGGCTCCCGTAACCTTAAATACTCTGTCACGGATGGTCTTACCCTCTGAAATAAAGCCGTCATACTCTTGCCTCATCCCGTCAATCTGTGACTGTGAAAGGTCGCCGTTCTGCTTCTTGATAATGTCCGCCCAATTAGTCCACCATTTGCGGAGTTTGTCGTCCATTTCCGTTCCAATAGCGAAATTAAGGAGGCTCTTTGCAAACATCTTATTAAGGTCTTTTGTCCAATCGCTTGCTTTCTTGCTCATGTCCATAAGATTGTCCACAAAGTTGTTACGCATACTGTCAAAGCTGATACCCGTCAACTTCTCCCTGAACGTCTTCTTTAGTTCGTCATACTGTCCGCTTAAGTCTGCATAATTGTTCCACTGCTCTGACCAATTATAACGCCCCGTATGGGTTATCTCGTCCCAGACGTCAAATAGATTCTTCCTGATGTCGTCCATCTGCTCGGGGGATAGCTTGTATATGTCTTCCAAACTGTGGACATCATACATCGTGGCGAGTTCGTTGTAATTGCCCCTATTCTTGTTTATAAGGTCGTTAATCTGTGCGTACCGATCCTCTCCCATGCTCCATCTTGAAGCGTTGGAATGGTGCGCATCGTGATAGTCCATCTTGTTATGAACTATATCCATTGTCTGACTAATGACTTTTTGCATCTTCTCCCTTGCATCGTCATAAGTCTTGACGGCTGACATCCCGTTTCTGCTCTCTAAGGTGTTCTTTAGCTTGTCAATGGAACTTTTCAGGCGGTCGTTTGATTCTTCGAGTGCCTTTACACGCTTGTTTATCTCGTCCGCATTGCTATTCTTAAACCAATTACCCGCATCACGTCCTATTGCCCCAAATGACAGAATGTGTGCGAGGTTTCCGACAATGGAGCTTAGGATATTTCCTATACCTTTTACAAGTGAACCAATGATTTGTGTCACGAACTTGCCCGACAAAATATTGTTGATGATTCCTGCTACTGCTCCAAGTATGGAATCAATAAGGGAGGAAACAATCGGACCGATACCATCCTTTAGGACGTCTAATATCTTCAATATAGCGGCTATTATCTGACCTATAAGCCCCGCTTTTGATAGTCCCTTTGAAAGTGCATCCCCGACTACTCCCGCTACTTGCCCCGCTGCTGCTCCTGCTTTCGTTACGGCTTCGCCCGTCTTGGCTGCTGCATCTGACACCTTATCCACAACGCCGCTTATCTTGTCTGCTGCATCTGTGACGTTCTTTGACACATCAACAAGTGCAGTAGCGGTCTGTTGCCCTGCATCCGTTATAACTTCGCTTAACTCCTTTGCTCCGTCCGCTGCCTGCGTTGCTGATTCTCCCAATTCCTTTGAGGCTTTAGCTGCCTTGTTTAGGGCTTTAAGTCCATCAGCTGCACCTTTAAGGGAATTAAAGCTATCCCAAAGCGTTTGCAGATCTGAAAAACCCACCGTCTGAAGAAATACGTGAATGTCATCTATAGGTTTGATTACATTCTTTGTGGTCTTGGATAGTTTGTTTGCCGACTGTGTAACTTCCTGATTCGCTTCTGTGACACGCAAACCGCTTTCCGTCATCTTGTCGTTAATGTCCGCCATCTGCTTGCTTATAGCCGATATGGCTGACACATCTCCGCTTTTTTCAGCGTCCTTTAACTTCTTCGTTAAGGTGTCAAGTTCAGAACTGTATTCTTCTATCTTAGCTTGGTGTTCGTTCTCAGCTTCAGCTGCCTTTCTTACTGCATCCTGATACGTTGTCAAGTCGCTTGCAAGGTCTTTCCAACTAACATCCGAGTTCGTCCCTACCTGACCACGTATGTTCTCCATAGCGTCAAGTATAGTTTTCTGCTTGTCTGCTCCTAACTGTTGGAACTGCTTGGTACTTGTATACTCGTTGAGGCTCTTAAGAAGTGGCTCTAATGAGCCTTTGAGGATGCCTCCAATGTTCCCAAAGACGGTGTACCAATCTATTTTTGCAAGTATGGCGTTGGAATCAACTTCCGCCTTTTCCTTTTCCTCGTCCTTGTGTAGCTTGGCTATCTTCCACTTCTTAGTGTCCGCATCGTCTGCTGAAGCCTGCACGTCTGCTATCTGCTTTGCATACTTGGTCGCAATGGCTAGCTTCTGTTGTTGGAATGTACCGTACTGCTCCAAGTAGTCGTTGAGAGAAGACAGTCTATCGCCTAGTACCTTGCGTTCAGATTCGTTTACGGTCTTCTCGTATGTCTTATTTTCTTTCTCTATGGCGGCTTGTATTGCCTTTGACTGGTCATCTGTCAGCTTCTGGCTTTGCCACCCGTCTTTACCCTCCTTGGTGTCGTAGAATGTTCTTTTCTTATCCTTGTTCGTTAAGTCCCATTTCTCTTTTGCACGCTGAAAATTAGACTTCTTGTAGTCTTCTTCCTGCTGATTAATCTGCTGCAACTCCTTTTCATGGTTGTTCTTCAGCTGATTAAGTTCCTTTTCATGTGCATTGTTTTCCGCTGCGAGATCAGCCTCTGTGCGTGCTTGTATCGCCTTAAGATGTGTATCTGCGTCCTCTTTGTCCCACTTCTCTTGTAGGGTATGGCTCTTTTCTCTTAACTGTGCTGCCTGCTCGGCTTCTCTCTGTGCGTCCTTAGCAGCCTTTTCAGCGTCTTTCTGACCTTTCTTTTTTGCTTTCTCGGCTTCTGAAGCCTGCTTCTTAGCTGCTCTCGCTGCATCTTTTGCAGCTGCTTCAGGGGAAGTGCCCGTAAGCTCTGAAATCTTATCAGATGCAGCCTTTACCTTATCCCGTGCTGCTTTTACTTGCCCTGCCGTGGCTTTAGAATTGTTAAGAAGTCGTTTCAGTTCGCTTTGCGCTGCCTGATAGTCTTTGTTCGCCGAGCCTACAGACTGTCTATAAGTTGGACTATTCTGTCTTGCCGTTGACGCACCGTCTACTAGGGTAGAAAGGTTCTTAAGGTCTGATTGAGAAAGTAAAGCACCCTTTAAGCCCTTGTAAGTAAGGCGGACGTATTTCTTTTGTCCCCTGCCACCTATCTGTCCTTGCAGCTTCTTGAGGTTTTGCGCCATCTGCTTAAGCTGATCGTTAGACATGCCTGCTATTTGGTCTTGGTAGTTCTTGACCTTGTTAGCGGCGTTTCTTCTCTGCCCCGTGTAGAAAGCAATCTTTTTGATATTATTTGCAAAGCCGAGCCTTTCCTCCGTTGACCCCGCATGATACCATGATGGCTTAGCATTACGTTCGTACCAATCATTCGCAAAGGCTTCTTCTTTCTTTTCCTCGGGGCTTAAGAACTGCGTATACTGTCCCTCACCGAATCCACCTTGTATTGCTTGTCTCTTGGCTCTCTGTACGGCTGCGAAAGCACGTGCGGCACGCTTTGCAGTGCTACCGTCTGCATAGTATCCATGAACAACCCTTTGCCCGTCTATAGCTGCAATTTCACGCTTTAACCCGAGGATATCTCTTAAATGCCCCTCTTCGTCTATGTACTTTTTAATAATGGACGGGTAACGGGAAATGAGCAGATTCATAGCGTTCTTTCGCTCGTTCGTTGCCGAGGCGTCACTCGTTGCCGTGTCTATTGCTCTTTGCGTTTCCTCATTGTACTTTTCTTGGCGTTCCCTTGCCTCCGCCAATCTGTCATTATAGGCTTTCTGTGCTCTCTCAATGTCTGTCAGTCCATCATTAGCGGCAATCATCACGCCTATCAATGTTCCTAAGGCTGCCGCTGCTGCTACATAAGGATTTGCCAACATGGTAATGTTAAGCAACTTTGTAGCCTTTTCCAACAATAGCATACGTGTATATGCAAGCGTTTCCGCAATGGTATATCCGTTTGTTGCAACCGTGGCAATTGCTACGGCGGTTCTGTAGATACCGAACGCCGTTACTAAGCCCGTCAGTACCATGCCTACTTGCTTGTAGTTCTCAACGAGGGATGTCGCTGCCTTAACAGAACTTAGAATAACGGGTTCAGCCTTTGTACCTATCTCGTTAAATGTAAGGTCGAACTGCTCCCCTAACATAGAAAGCTGACCTCTAAGGGTCTTTGCTCCCTCTGATGCCATACCATAGAACTTACCACCTGCGGAGGTTGCAGATATGAACGCATCCTGCACCATCTTAGAAGTGATAGCACCGCTTGACATTTCGTTCTTCAGTTCGCCGATAGACTTGCCCGTCTTGCGTGAAATTTCTTCTAACGGAGAGAACCCGGCATTTATCATTTGCAGCAAATCTTGTCCCATCAACTTGCCCGCACTGCTCATCTGTGAGAAAGCAAGCGCAAGGGAATTGAATTTCCCTGAATCTCCCATGGAGATATCGCCTATCGCCTTTAGGTAGTCAATAGACTTTTCAGCTTCGATACCAAAGGATGTCATCATCTGTACCGCACCTACCATGTCTTTTGTATTCAACGGCGATGCGAGGGCATAATCTTTGATTTGCCCCATGATGTCGTTAAGTCGTCCCTTATCTCCACCAAGCAACACGCCGAGGGAAGTCTCCATGCTCTCAAAGTCCGAACGAACCTCTACAACCTTTGTTGCAAGTTCCTTCAAGCCCATACCGCCCGCCACGGTAAAGCCTACGTTCTTCAGCGTCTTAAGCAGTGAATTGTTGACGTCGGCAAAGCCTTCCGTTTCCTGCTTTGCATTCCTGATGCTCTTTGCTGCATCGCTTATCCCTGATGCTTCGTTTTGAATAGCCCCTTTGAGTTGCTCTGCGGTTCTGGAAGTCCTTTGCTTTTCTGATTTGTAGTGTTCAAGGGTGGCACTTGCTCTGTTGTAGGTACCCGTCATCTCGTCAACCATAGCCTTTAGGGTCTTTGTCCCCTCGGCAAACTCCCCTTGCGACTGCTTGGATAGCTGATATTGCCTTTGCAGATCTGACAGTTTCTTCTTATAGTCCTCCTGACGTGCGGTGTACTTGGCTATCAAGGAATCAAGTTCTGATAACTTCTTTTGCTGATCATCAAGTTGCTCATTGAGTTTCTTTACGCCCTTAGCACCATCAGACGCAGCAGACCCCATTTTGCCCACTGCATTATCCATCTTCTGCCCTGCTGCTTCGGCTTCCCTGCCTATGTTAGCAAAAGATTGCGCCGTCTGCTGCGCTTGGTTCCTCGCTTGACTGTCGTCTATGGTGATAGTGAAGTTCTCTTGTCCGTTGTCACCTACATTCATTTGCGTTGCTCCTTGTCTTTTTGTTTTGTCGTTGTGCTTCTTACTTAGAAGTCTTTTACTTTTACTTCGTCTTCCTCTTCGTACTCATCCTCTTCGCCTGCTTCCTCGCTTCCTGATCCGCCTGAAGTGAAGTTGTCGGGGTTATTGGCGTCTAAGCTGCTATCCCAGGTGCTTTTTTCGTCATCGTATTGCGGTGTGGCAGAAGAATAAAGCAAAAGATTGCGATAACTCATATCATAGAGTACGTGCTCTACGCTGCACCCCATATTCTTAGCCCAACTGTAGACTATTCCCCATGGACTGTCTCCTCCACTTCCTTGGTCGCTTTTATGATGTTTACTGCGGATAGGGAAGTGGTAAGACCGAAAAAATCACCGATCTGCATTTCTGCTAACCTTACGGAAATAAGTTCAGCAAGTGTCTTGATGGTGACGTTTTCGAGTAGATATTCAGAAAGCCATTCTATTTCCTCCACAGTGCGCTCTTTTCTCCTAAAAGGTGTAGTAATGCGCTTGAAGAAGTTTAGGCGTTCGTGGGTCAAATAAATGGGCTTCTGACGGTGTTCTTTGATACGCTTTGCACCAATAATAAGAATAGCGGCTATTCTTCCTAACACTTCCGTGTCTTTTGCCGTCCTTAGGATCTCATGAAGAACATTGTCTGTGTCGGCGTTCACTTGTGGCATTTTAGCCACTTCGGCAGACACCATCATCAGTGTTGCAGGTGTAGGCTCTGTAACGGTGTACTTCTCGCCTCCTGCCTCAAAGGCTTTGCCCTTAAGACTACCTTGAAGTATCGCTTCTGCTACTCTCTGCTCGAAAGGTGGTTGATTGGTTGTTGTTGCCATAAAAATAAAATAAGTCGTCTTACAGTTAAAATGTGGGTCGCTGCGGTGTCGCTCCGCTTCGGTTTCTTTCCCTGCTCCCTTGGAATGAAAAGGGGAGGGCAGCGGCTCGCTTGCTGCCACCCTCCCCGAGGAGGTTTTCAACCAAATTAATATGAAATAAACAAAAATAAATAGATATAAATGAAAGCTATGAGATTGAATGCCTATTAGTGAAGTGCTGACTTCGTAGTGAAGCGAGAGTACCAATAGTTGTTGTCTATTCCGTACACATCGTCATTCTTTGCGTCTGATGGCAATTCACTGTCACTACCAACAATGCCGAGGGCTTTGCTGATATCTGTAGGGGTGGTAGTCGGCGTCCAACCCGTTGCGCCTTTCTTCTTGTAAGTAGGTGCTACGGCGGTTGTCTTGACGATGTTAAAGGTAATAGTCAGAGCATTACCGTTCTGCTCGTCAAAAGCAGGTGCTACCGTCATACGTGTAACGGGAGCCTTAATACCTCGTGCACCCTTATTACGTGGTGTCACCTTAAGGCTCTGATCGCCTGGAACGATGTGAGTTTTAATAACCTGCTCACCATTTGTGTCCTCGTCCTGCGCAATGCCCAGGGCTGCGTAAAGTGCAGGTGTAGGCTCAATGACAGTTGTCTTAAGCTGCATTGTACCATCATTCTGCTCCATTGCAACAGTTTCTCCACCCGTGGCAACCTCTGTCAGTGCGTCACCGTCATTGGTTGACAGTTCTGTGGTCTGATTACGAATCTTGCCCACATTGGTCAAGACCTTTGCAAAAGCATCGTTTTCGCCCGTTGGACCAAACTCAACCTTACACTTTGACCATGCCATGATAATTTTTCCGTTGTCTGTAGCCATGTCTTTTTCTCCTTTTTATTTGTTTTCTTTATTGTTGTTCTTCTTCATTGAATGTCACTAACCTAAACGCCATCGTTATGTTTACAAAATGTTCCTCTTTACCATCTACGGAGAATGTCTGTGTTGCTTGCGCTAACTCAAACAAATAGTCTGTGTCGGCTTCATTGAGTGTATCGACAACTGACTGGTCAGCGGATGCGAGTTGGTCAAGCCGTGCCTTGTCTGCGACCTTGGAAGGATAACCGCAATCAATGTTGGGCACGAAAATGTTAAGGCGTGCTTTACCCTGCTCAATCTGACCCGCATCGGCAAAAGAAACGGTGAGAACTGCATCCTCTGTCAGTGCATTGTCGGGACGCATCCCACTAAGGAAGAAATCACCTTTGATTGTCTTCTTCATCAAGTCCTCCAAGGTCTTGAACATTTCCTGCTCTATCCGTATCGTGCTGCGTGTTGTCATCTTGTTAAATTCTCAATCATCTGCTTAATCTTAGCCTTTGCCATCGCTTCCGATGTGTCGAGTACATCTAAACTCATCGCCTCAACGTATGAAGCATAAGGCATTCCTGCTACCATTACAAAGATTAACCCTTTCTGTGGCAAACCTGATACTACTTCCTGGAGATATTGCATACCACTTTGTATACCTTTCTGCCCGTTCCCCTCGGTTCCCACTGTTGCTCTCCATTGTCCTGCGGTGATGATCACACCGTTGTCTACTATGCAGTAGTTAATGGAAGAGGCGAGGTTGCCCGTGCGGCTTAAATATCTGTGGTTGCTCTTTGCGTTGTTAAGACACTCCTCTGCAATAGCAAATAAACGCCCTATTAAGGCTTGTTTACGTGCGTCAAGACGTGCGTTTATCCTGTCTTGAATCTGCCTTGCTGAAAAGTTCTTTTTAATTGGCAAAATAAAATCTCCGTTAAATAGTAATCTGTAGTGCTTGCGTAGCTTCTAAAAATATCACGTCTTGGACTTCAAATTCCCCCAGGTCTCTTCTTCTGTTGTCGGTGACCTTGATACGGTCAGCGTTGAAAACCTGCGGCTCTATTAAGATTGTCGCTTGAACCTGCCTGAACTTACCGTCTATGTACGTTCCCTTTTTGTCGTCCTTAGACTTAACAATGTTTGCAGGTATCGGATCGCCCCAAACGGTTTTAACGGGTTGTGGGATGCCGTGGAGCACCCCTCCTCCCGTCCTTGTAGCTATTTGAATCGTTCCGTTTGCGATAATCATACTTAGAAGTCCTCCCCGTAATATCCGACTTCGATTTCTGCTTCTGTAGTGTCGCCTAAGTCATGAAGAATGCCATTAGCCATGCGAGCGAAGCCCTCACGCTCTTTCTGACCGAAAGAATAGGTTATACCCCCTTGCGTCACGTTCGGTGCTTTAGAAAGGAACAAATATACATACGCCTTGCATCGCTTAAAAACAACGCTATTACGTGTATCTGCATCCGCATCCGAGGCGTCAACATCCAACCCCTGCTCATTCATGATATTCTCAATCACGGGCAATGGAATGGGATAGTTAGAAAGATACATGAGAGCCTGACTCGTCTTCATTTTCTTAGTGGTTTAAATTAGTGTCTGTGTTGTTGTTATGCTGATTCTCCGTCTGCCCAATCTCTGTTATCGGTGTTAAGGAAAACAAGAGACTGACGGTTGATAAGTGCAGGCTGCACATATGCTTCCGCCATAGTAGTCTCAATCATTGGGTTAACATCTGAATAGCGGGTTACCTTGTAGTAAGGACCGTACACCTGCAAAGCGGATACGTTCTGAACCAAAGGTACGGGCTTATAATAAGTCCAACCAAGCTGCAAAGATGGAGCAAGCGTTACAACGTTTTCATTCCAAGGCTTGACAGTCTCCTTATTACCGTCCTTGTGTTCTACTGTTACGTAGGTGTCAAGAATGATAATAGTTGGGTAGTTGTTCTCTGCACGCTGCATGTATGCGTTTACGCTTGCAAGGTTGATTTGCTCTGCGCTTACTACAGTAAGGTCTTTAACCTGAGGGAAAAGACGTCGAGCAGTAGCCTGCTGAGCGCAAAGGTCTGCAAACTTAGCACGTTCCATGAAAGCGTAACGAGGTACTGGCAAACCCTTACGGCGGATCATGTCCTGCGCACGGATAAGGTCTTCAAGACCGTCTGCATGCTCATAGTCAGTCCATTTCGCGTGCTGAACCTTTACAACACCCTTAGAGTCTTTCTTGTCGCCTACGGCAACACCGACAAAGTTCTCCTTTGGTACGTTGAAGTTGATGACATCTTCCGTTGCCATCTCGCCCTCAACCTTTGCCTTGAATCGCTGAATACCACTACAACCGATGCCCATAGCATCAAGTTCTACCTTAGCGTCCATAGCCTTACGACAGAAAGCAACGTCATCGTATACAATCTTTACGAGTTCTAATTTCTCTTGTGGGTTTGCATCGGCTGACGCTGCGAGTGTGCTCGCATCGTTATAGTCGTTAATCTCCACTTCGTCTTTCTCACGGCTGACGGCGTACTTACTTAACTTGCCGCTCCATTTCCCGACCGTCTTACGGGTCTTCTTTGGTGCAGAGGTGTTAAACGCTACTCGGTCAGCTGCAACGGGGATCCCATCGTCACCCTCGATACCTTTGATATCGAACTTACGGGTGTATTTCAATGGGAATAGCGTAGCCCATGAAAAGCCTGAACCTGGCTGAAAGTTGTTGACACTCGCCTGAAGTCCAGGTAAATCAATGTCAAACAAAGGTGCATTCATTGCCATATAAAATCTTCCTTATTCTTTAATAGTCGTTATTAATGTTAATTACTTGGTACGCTTATACGAGGGTAACAAGTGGGAGGAGGTCTACGATTTCTTGAGCAACGTTTGCGGTCTCCTTGCGGAGGTTAGCGGCGTTGATAAGGCGTACTTCCTGATCTCCCGTGTTTGCTTCGTAATTAGTACCAAGGATATAAAGCGGCTTTGCTATTGGCTCCGCTGAACTTGCTGAAGCTGCTTTTGCCTGATAGAGGACAGTGCCTGCGTTGATAGCTACGCCAAGCGTGACGGTCACCACGTCATAGTCCGCTGAAACATCTGCGTCTACCTTGGTGCAGGCGACGCCCACCTTGCCGTGTGCGATGATGTCTCCTTTCTGTACTCCACTATCCTTTGCTATCTTGATAGTGGTGTCGCTTGTCTTCACCTCTTCTACAAGGCGGTAACCCTTAATAGGGATAAATTTGTTTCCGTTGTCTTCCTTGGCAACGGCTACAGACTTAAGAACGTTGAAAGGCTGACCTTTCAGCAAGCCACCCCCGTTCTTTTCTGCAATGACGCTTTCAAAGTAGATAGGCTCTGACTTTGGTGCGCTCTGAAAATTAAAGTTTCTGTTCATGTTGTTGTTACCTTGTCAAATAAATAAATAACTCTCTGAAGTTCAAAGCGGGCTTTTCTGCCGACCGCCACGCTTAGCCATTAGTTTGAGGAGTTGGGTTCGCTTGTGGTATGCCTGCAATCGTGGAAAATGAATTTGCGCTTTCCTTGGCTGCTTCTGCATCAAGGTACGCTTTCACCTCCGCACTGACTTCTCCCTTTTGCTGCGTGCTTCTCCCTCCGATTGGTGGCGTCACTCTGTTAGACTTTGGGGTAGGCGTTGTTTGCCCCTCTGTTCCGCCTTCTGTACCTCCAAGGGCTTGAATTTCCTCTGTGAACTCTGGGCTTCTCTCCTCGAGCCACTGATTAAAATCTTCATCGTCCTTGAAGTTGAGCCTATCAAAGTCACGCAAATAGCGGTTCTTGACCTTATCGTCTGCACCCTCGAGTAGTTCCTCTACTTGCTGCCTGCGTGACTTGGAAGTCTTTTCCTGCTTCATATCGGTGATAATCGTTGTGAGTCTATCTACCGTATCCGTTAATGAAGCAATCTTTCTTTCAAGCGCACTTTGCTTTCGGTTGTGCTTTGCGCTGCCTTTTCCTGCCTTTGGTTGTCCGCCATTAGATGGAGTACTACCCTCGTTCCCTTCCTCTCCTTCCTCATCGGGATCTTCGTCTTCCTCTTCGTCTGATGGCTTACCGCCCTTGGTAGTTACGGGCTTGCCGTTGATAAGGTTGTGTTCTTTCTCGTAATTTTCGATAGCTTTCTTTGTAGCTTCCGAAGTGTTACGGGCACTTTCCATTTCGATTAAGTCCATCAAGGTTACCGCTTCTACGGCTTCCTTGATGTCGTCCTCCGTCTTTACCTGCTTCGCCAATTCGCGAGCCTTACGGGTTAAAATTCTTGCATCTACACCATTGAATTGGGTAGTAAGAGATTCTAAGATTTTCTTAAACATATTCAAAATTTTGATTTACAGTGCTAATTTATTGAAAAATAAAGCATTAGTGATTGCGATACAATCACATTAACGTTTATTAACCATAAAAAGAGAACATAAGTTTTGAAGTATGATATAAATTACATACCTTTGCATCAGATCATAGTAATATGGTTTAGGGACAGGGTCGAAAGATCGTGTACCACCCCAAGGTCGTTCTTCAGCGACCTTATTTTTTTTATACCTTCAAATCCTTTAATTCCTTTAATATCATTTCGTCTTCTATATAGAAGAATATCCGACCCCTACATTTTCTCCTTGCCTCGGTCAATGTTTCGTAAAATCCGGGGCTATGAGATGGAATCTCAAAAACAACCGCTTCACCTCCTTGTTTTACAAGTGCTTTTTTTGCGTATTTTACGATATTACCTGCACCCCCTGATACGCACTTTAAATCTGCCTTTAAGCCGTTTATTGTGATGTCATAAGTTTGTCCTTTGGGGCGATTCTCGCCACGTAAATATTTTATTCTATAACCGTTGTCAGCGCAAACTTTGCACATACGCATTTCTTTTTCAAACTTTGCTCTTTCGTTTTTGCTCGCATGAGATTCTAATATACGTTTATGTTCTGTAACAACGAACCCGTTATTTTCATTTGAGAAATACGACTGATCCCACACTGCTTTATCAACGGACTTGTATTCTTTAAAAGCGAGTATACCTGGACTGTACTCTCTCCCTTGAAAGAATATGTTGTGTTGAGATTTAGGAATATTGTACCCTGCTGCCTCTAAGTAAGCAGGGTTATCCTTAAGGAAGTAGGGCATACTATTAGCGTTTGTGATTCTGTCGCTATTCTCTTTTACCCAATCTTTAAACGCTGATGGCATTTCCTCAACCTTTCCGCTGAACTTATAGCCTGATACGTTTCCCCCTGCTGCTATGCGATTGAAGTAGTCTTCCCTTTCCTCTTCACTTGCAAGTAAAGTAGTGGCGTAACACCTACAGAATGGATGCCACCCCGTGAACTTAAAGCCTACGGGGAATTTAGCACCATTAAAGTCATCGCAAATGTCATAGAAAGGTTTGCCGTTAAGGGTGTGATTGTTGCTTAAATGCACTTGAATACCCAACACGAAAGGCAAGCTATTCCACCGTGTATAATCGCTCGTACGGTATGCAATGTTATTTTCTGTAGCCGTCAACCTTAGCGCATTTTTGTAGCTTGAACGGTATACACCTTGTCCAGGGTGATAGTCTGCTGCTGCTTTAGATAGCTTCAGGTTGCCGTTCTTATCCCGCACACGCCTGAATAGCTTGTGCGGGTTCTTAAGGTATTGCCGTACGTCTTTGCTTAATTCTGCCGCACTCTTACCCTGCCCCACTCCGCTTGAAAGGGTCATTTCAAGTTCTTCCTTAAACTGTGAGATATTCCACACGCCTTTAGTGTTCTTTGCGGCTGCTGAATTGCCATTGGAAAGGTTCATACCATTGCGTGCTCTCTCCATGAACGATTGCAAGGCTTCGAGGTGTGGGTGCTTCCATACCTCAACGGTTTTCTTTGGTAGGTTGTATTCAGCTATTAGCGTATCTACAAGGAAATCATTTTTTGTATTAGCAAGCGTCCACGCCTCTTTGTCTCCTTGTTCGATATTCAACTGTAGGGACTGTCCCATTTCCTGGATAAACCCGTCCACTGCCTTATCTAAGGCAGGGAAATCAGAAAAGCGGAAATCTTCACCCTCCTTTACGCTTGCTACTTTGCCTTGTGCAGCCTTGGCAACCTTCGTAATAGCCTGCTGAAAGGCTTTATCTACTTTCTGTGCATGCTTCTGTAGGTTCTTGCGGTGCTGCTCGTCAAAAGTGCTTAACTTAAAGGTTATCTTCTGCTCGTCAATCTCTTTGCTTCTGCTTTTCTTCTTTCCTGCCATAGTCGTTACTGTTTACATGAGTAGTTATGTGATCAGGCGGTTGGCTCTTGCGTGAATGTATCCGCAAAGTCAGATTCATCGTTCTGTATGCGTTCAAGTTCTGCATCTACATCGTCTTCTGACACCACGCCTAAGCGACTGATACCCGTGCGTTGACTCATTACTGCTCTGCCTCCCGTTGCATCGGATATATCTTTAACCTGTTGAGAGAAGTCATTGATTTGGTAAGCGGTAATCTCGTTATCTACCCCCATAGTGTGGAACGCTTCAGCGAGTTCAGGGTACATAATAGCACCAAATTCACGTATCACGTTCACTTCCCTATCGAAGAACTCGAGCCAGTCGCCACTCTCGTCCGTTACTTTCATCTGACAGTCTATAAAAAGCATTTTACGTGCTTCACCACTCATCGGTGTGCTCTTCATTTGCTCCATACTCATATCGGGCAACTGTAGGGTTGTATGAATATTACGCTTTAGTTCCTCGGTTTGGAATTTCAGGGAGTCAATAGCCTGCTGCCACGTTGCATAACCTGCTTTGTCGTCCTTTCCGTAACGTAACACATTACGCCCTGCGTTGTCGTCTGCGGGCTCTCTGTCCTTTCTGATGGGTGATGGGTTATCAGAACATATAACCCACGTTGGACGACTATTCTTGCGCAAATAATTGCCGTTACGTGACATGTTCCATTCCAATTCATATCCGTTCTGTGCCTGATCCTCCCAAATAGGCTCGGGACGGCTCGCATAAACGCCCGTAATTTTCGATATAGGCATTTGCTCGGGGTCTGAAGCGACTTCCCATCCTTTGCCTACATTCTGCCACCTCCAATGGTACGAATCGGTGTACGTGTCAAAGAAATAAAGCGTCTTATCTCCTACCACACGTTTGTACTCAATGGATAAAGCGATCATGTCATCGTATTCGTCAAATAGTGGGTAAAGCATATCCCCATCCATCGGGCTGAAAGTGCGACATCTTAGCTTCAGGTTAGTGCTCTCCCCTGCGTATGTCGTTGGGGCTTCCTGGGTGTACCATATCGTTGCAATCTCGCACGAAGCAAACAGTTTGTGCCCTCGCTTGATATTCATTCCGTTGATGTGGTTCTTCTTGAATATAGCCTCCATGATTGCCGCTGCTCGCTTTTCCTGCTCGTTCTGCGTGGTATATTTACGCCTTACGGGTATAGTGAACATCAACTCTTTCATGCGCTTTACTGCCTGCTTTTCGATGGAATACGTGATACGTGTCATGCGCTCCGTCTTTCCGCTTTTAACCTTGTCTATGTAGTCACGATCTGTGTAAACGGGGTGCTTCTTGGGGTCGTACTCTTTTATAAGGTCACCCCATGACGGAATATCAATACTTTTTTGCTTGAGGTCGGCGATAATATCATCGGGCAATCTGTCGTCCCTGATAATATCCGCAATAGTCGTTGTGCCGTTTGTCTTTAGTGGAATGGGCATAAATAAATCTCCTATTTAGTTTAGTTTTATGTTGTGTCGTGTTATATTGTGTTGTCGCTTAATATATTTCGTCCTCAATGGCTTCAATGTCTTCTTTGGTGTACTGTGTCGCTCCCTTTCTGAAGTTCTCCACAATACCCGTTGTAGCGTCTGGGGCATCGTCATGCTCGTTGCGCCCCTCCTTTCGGTACGCACTCATAGCGGAGTAATACTGTGGGTATAGTGTTTCCCACCCTGCGGGGAAGTATACAAGGTTCTGTACCTCTGCTGAATGTGTAAAGATACGTACTGCTTTATTCTGTGTCTGCGTGAAGTCGGTAAAAAACATTCTGTTGTTTCCTAACTCTCGCACCAATCGTTCTACGTTACGTCTGAAGCCTCGTCCTCCGTTGTTGCTCTCAATAAGTACCTGCTGCGTGTTGTTTCTGATGAGTAGTCGAGCCGTCTCGGGCTCGGTGTATTCCATGCTTTTATTTGTAAATAGTACATCCGTGACAAAACACCCCTGTTCAAACTCATCGTAACAGATAGCGCATAAAAAGTCGGATCCCGTGTCAGCGGTATCAATGTAGCAACGCTTCGTTGGGAGGTGAGACTCAACGGGTAGCGTCTCGTACGTCCTGAAGTGCTCGTACATCAAGCCCTCCAGGGGCTTAGGGTTCTGCATGTACTGTGTGTCGAAAACAAAAGAATTGATGAGTTTCAGCTTGTGAAGCTCATCAAGGGTAAATTTAAAGTCCCAAAGCGAATGAGGTCGCCCCTCATCGTCTGTGTAGATACATGGTAGGCTTACCACCTCCCATTCCTCGGGTTCGTTGCTTGTCAAATAGCCGCAAAGGTCGTTTTCGTGCAAACGCTGCATAATGATTATTATCGGGGTGTTACGACTGTTCACACGGTTACGGATGGTCGTTTCAAAACGCCTATTCACCCGCTCTCTCATTATGTCACTTAGTGCGTCCTCGGGCTTAATAGGGTCGTCTATAACGATAGCCCCTGCAAACTTATACGGTTCGTTGGGTACATCCACTGCACCTGCACCAAAACCCGTTATCTGCCCGAGCGTTGAAGTGGCATACACTCCGCCGCCCTGCTCTGTCTCCCATCTGTTTTTTGTGTCGCTACCATCCTTAATGCGTGTATTGAATATCTGCTGATACGCTTCACTCTTCACAATGTCCTTTATCGCCACAGAATTATCCATGGCAAGGTTACCTGAATAGGACAAATGAATAAATTTTGCAGCGGGGTTAATAGCGAGCCCCTCGGCAATGAACTGTTTGACGGCTAACTCTGTCTTTCCGAAACGTGGTGCAATATTTATTATCAGTCTTCGTGTTTCCCCACGCAGCACTTTATCGAGGGCTTCACATACTCTTCTGTGATGCTCCCCGATAACAAACTTCTTCTTCTGCATTGCCTTGAAGAAGTATCGTGTGAAGTTTAACGTGCTCTTTGTCGTCCAGGCACGTAGTATATCCTGCTGCGTGTACTCCATGTAAGGCTCAACAATCGCTTTCTAATTCGTTAATAAAGTCCTTAGCCTGCTCTTGCGTCATAGGCTGCTGAAGTAGTGGTGCTCCGTCTGCGCCCGTGACTTCAATCTGCTGCTTAACCTGCCCGTACTGTCTTTCCCTCAACTTCTGCACGGTGTCCGTCTTGCCGTTCTTCATGTCGGTAATTATTGCCATACAAAGGTTTTTCAAATAAGCGGGTGATCC